AGCTTTGATACCTGTAACCTCTGTAAAAGCCGTTACAATGTCTCCTAGTCCTTCTTTTCCTGCTTCTCCTAGAATGTCTAGTACTACAGCTTTTTTAATTCTAAGCTTCTGAGCTATCTTACCTGCTTTGAAACCTTCAGAATGTAATTCAAATACTTTCTCGTTAATATCCATTTTTTAAGGGTTTAATTATTAATACTGCAAATATATGTAAAACAATTAACATACACAAGCTTTTTGTTACTTATTTTAGATTAGGTCATAATCTCCATTCACATAGTCTTGGTAGTCTTCAAATAACTTCTCAGCTATAATCATCTTAGACCGCTTAATACTAAGGTAAATAGTTCTAATTCCTATCTTAGACTCTTCTGCTATAGTTCTAAAACTCTTACCTGTTGTTAAGTAGGTTTTAAATAGTTCATAATCAAACCATTTTGCCTCTTCTTTTAACACTTGGTACATCTTAGTTTCTAGAGCTTCTACTCCTAGCTTTTCTTTATCTAGGCCTTCGTCTATGTGGTTGTACTTCTCTTCAAAGTCGTATTGACTACCTAAGTAATTATACTTAAGATTAGACTTCTTTTTAATAGTGTTTATAACTATTGAGCGCAAGCAAAAGAACATATATCCTTTAGAAACCCTCCCTTTGGTATCTACTACTTTGTCAAATAAATCCTCGTATCTCGCAAGCCTTAAGTAAGCCTCCTGTACAAAGTCTTCTGCGTAGTTGAATACTTCGTTGTTGTTTCCTGCTATTGCCTTAGCCATCTTAATGTACTCCGTGTGGTGCACAGCTAACATCTCTAGGGCCTTGTTTTTATCATTCATATTAAAAAGCTAATTTAGGGTTTATATTAGGTACTTTCATTGTTGCTACTTTGCTGTGGTCTATAACGTCTTTACCTGCTACTGTAAAGGCTACATTACCTGCTTGCATTCGTAAGCTTATTGGTGTGTCCATTCCTGTTGGCCGTCCGCCCGTCTCAGTCTCTTTGACCTTTACTACGTGAATATCCGAAACCATCCATCGTGTTGGGTGCTGTGTATATCTGTGTATTGATATAACGTCATCAGCTCTGTTACCCCATTTACCACCTCCTTCAACGTCTGCCATTCCGCACGGTTGAGGTAATCCTGCAAATTCGTGGTCGTTAGTATGCTTACGTCTTAGGGCCTCAGTAACAGCGTGAGCGTTTAGCCAAATTGTTACATTGTTATTTTTACAAAACAATCTCATTTCGCTTGCTACTTGATAATCGTATTCGTGCCCTCCTACTGACTTAAGTAACGCAGGGTCTTTAATTAGTGAGTTATAAGGGTCTATAAGTAAACCATCGTAATGCCAAACATCTAATATTTGTTTAGCTTCTGCCATTAGGCTACGGGCGCTATAGAGTTTATCTACTTTCACTAGTTTGAAGTGGTCGTTAATCCATTCCATCTCAGTCTCAATTTGAGAGTCAGGTATCTTCTGTATTGGTGTACCTGTTTTAAATTCTAATAGTTTTCTAGCTATGCTGTAATCACTATTCTCAGAACTAAAGATTAACCATTTTAGGTCGTGCTTTAAAGAGTAGGCCATTTGTAAGTACAATATCACTGTAGTCTTTCCTGTGTTGGCGTGTCCTACGCAAATGTTGAAAGCTCCTTTTTTGTATCTTAAGTATTGGTCTACTTCGTCTATATCTAAACCTAAGCCTTGCTCAATTCTGTCATACTTTACATCATATAACTTTTCTTTAAGTATTTTGAAATCTGTTAACATTCTTAGGGGTTTAATTGGTTAGTACTATAAAAAAATAAAGGGAGGCTTTTACACCTCCCCACTATAATACTAGAATGGTAAATCAGGTGTTTCTCTACCTGCTAAAGATTGCTCAGAAGCTTCTGTTTGCTTCTCTACTCTGTCAGCCGCTTGGATGTTTCCATCTGTCCAAACTACTTTACCGTTACCGATATAGGCCTTAGCTTCTTTAGCTTCTCTTTGCTCTTTAGATTGCTCCATAGCTGCTGAGGCATTTTGCCCGTATGCGTTGGTTTCGTCATTTACAAAGATAGTGACATTTGCCCATCCTTGCTCGTTGAATTGAATTTTACTTTTGTTAATTCCTACTGAAATAATACTTGACATAATTTTTAGTTTTAAGGGTTATTTTATAATATTAATTAAGTTTTGTAGTCCTATAGTTTCAATAATAAGCTCTTCTAACTCTCTCGCTTCTTGTTTAGTTTCCATCTTAGCTAGTACTCTTATTGTAGTATCTTTCTTTGTAAATACTGCCTTATGGTGTTTTAGCCTGTTTGCGAAAGAATTAGGTCTTTTACCGTTACCCATTCCTACATAAAGTTTACCGTCCTTCGACGTATGAGTGTACACGACATATCCTTTAGAGGCCTTGAGATATGCTTTTCGTTTATTTGCTAAGACTTTATCTCTGTTTTTAGCTCTCCAATCTCTATAGTACTGCGTTCTACTCATAGTTTATTATCTTTGTGCAAACATACAACTTTTATTTAATATATGCAAGCTTTTTTTGATTTATTTTTACTCTGATTTACTAGCTTTTAAAAGACTACCTAATACTACTGTATCTAAGTCATATTTAGCCTTTACTTGTGCAATAGTTACTTGCTTATTAGTTACAGCTTGTATAGCTTTTAAGTATGCCTCTGAGTTAATCTTTAATTGAGGTTTAGCTACAGGAGCAGATACAGCCTTCTGTGGCCCCTTACCGTGCGTGTTAGTTGCGTCAGCGTCTTTGGTGTCATCTAATAAGAATAAACCTCCTAGAGCGTATTTACGTGCATATGAGCTAGAAGCTCCACTTGCCTGAGCCTTGTCCATTCCTTTGCGGTTTAAATCTAGACCCGCCTGAGCTTTTACTGAGAATGTATTTTCTCCGTCTGTTATAGATGCTGTTGACTCTACAAATAGAGCGCCACCTACTTCAATTACTTCGTCAGATATGCTAAGGAACAGCCCGTGTTGAAAAGCTAAGGGTTTAGCAGCTTCAAATATATCTTCTGCGTTTCTGTAGCTATACTTACCAAAAGAGTTGTATTGGCTCTTAGGCGCTTTAAGCTCGTTTTGAATCTTTACTAATTTGTCAATCATATTTATGTATTTAAGGGTTTAATTATTTATGCAAATATACGTAAAATTTATATACTGTGCAAGTTTTTAGCGTGTTAATTTATAAGTTATTTCAAAGTCTCCTGTAAGTAGTGTAAGTGTTAAGTTCCCGTCTGCGTCTTCTGTGTAATGATACTCAATTAATACTATCTCAGTATTTGTGTATTGTGCAATAAATAACGTTTCATTGTCAAAGGTGTAACCTGAAGTCCAAGAGCCACTATCGCAATCTGTAATATTTACTGATGTACTAGCAAAACTCCAAGTCTTGTTACAAGTGTCAGATACCTCTCCATTAATTAAGGTTTCATTGTTTGCATACTCTCCTACAAAGATAGGCATTACGCTAAAGCTTAGGTCTTGTGTCTCAGTCATTTCTTCTTTTGAACAGCTCATTAATGTTAATACTGCTGCGATTGTAATTAGTACTTTTTTCATAATTTTAGTTTTAAGGGTTTAATTTATTTTTAGTTTCTTAGAGCGTGACCTGCACCTGCTCCTAAATTGGTTATTGTCTTGTTAATAGTTCTTAATGTCTTTCTTACTTTTACTTGTTTTCTCTTGTTCATAGTTTTAAATTTAATTGTTAATTTTTAGTTATGCGATTTGTAATAATAATTCTAATCTGTCTATTTCTTTTTGTACTAACAAGGCAACTTGTTTAGGCATAAATGTGTTTTGTAATTGGTCTGTTAAAGTTGCGATGAATTTAGTTGTAAGTTCGTAAGTCATAATGTTTTGTTTTTAAGGGTTTAATTTGTTTTTTGTAAAGGTACAAACTCTTTTTAGTTTATACAAGGTTTTTTTAATTTATTTTTTTGGGGGCTTTTACACCCCCGTTATTTTTAGTTGTATTGATTAGTATAGAAATCTAAATGCTCTTCTGTTTCTTCTATTGTGTTAGGGGAGCTTAAGTAGTATCTTAATCCGTCCTCAAATTTACTTACCATATACCCTAGTACTTTATTGTCTTTTATAGAAGATATTTGGTCTAGTCTTAATTCTACGTTTCCTAATGTGATTGTTTTTAAAGTTGTCATAATATTTTGTTTTAATGTTATAAGCGTTATTGCTTGGTACAAAGATACAACCCTTTCTTTGTTTCTACCAAACTTTTTTACAACTTTTTTTAAAATAATTTCAAAATAATTTATAACTTACTAGAACGCAGTTACTTAGAGGGCAAAGTTTTTTTAATCTTTTTTGCTTTAATTAGTATTTCTTTACATTTAGAACATATTAGCTCCCCTGTATGTCTATAATATATAGTAAAAGCTCTCTTATGTTTTGGGCAATGGTCTTTAGGCTTCATATATTAATCATTAAACGTTAAGCGGTGGTTAATATAATGCAATACCTGTAGCTCCTTCTCTTGGCTATCAATCATATTACAGATAGTTTCTTGAGATACTCCATAGTCTAGTATACCGTCTTGTACCATCTTATATTCTTGTAGTTTCTTGGTTGCAAAGAATATCTTAGCCTCTAGCTTATTGTCTGCTCTGTCTTGTAATTGTGTAAGTGTTAGTTTATTCATTATATTAGGTTTTTGTATTTAGTGTATATTTTATTTAGTATAAGTCTTTGAGAGTTGCTTAGGGTTTTTCTTTTTATACAGGAGTCTATAAACCTAGCATCATATCCTTTATTGGCTACTTTCAATATAGCGTGTAGCATTTCTCTCTGTTTAGGTGTTTGTAAACTTGTGCTTATTTTACTTATTGACTCCTTAATAGATATTTCGGAATTAACCCTATTTATAGACTTAGCTTTTTTCTTGTCTTGTACCTCCTTTTCTTTTGCGTCATTATACGCTTTACGTTCTTTTATAGTCCACATAGTTCTAGTCTTTAGTGTTAGTTCTTAATCTAGTTAAGGGTAATCTTCTTATCCTGCTTATTCTAGCACCTGCGTTCATATTATTGCTAACTATATAAGCTTTGATTGTTGCTTGCATTTCTATAATAGCTTCATAGTCTTTTAAGTCCGCAGGGAAACCATCTAATGACTTAGTAAGTATTGCATTTAGTCTCTTTAATTGATAGCCTTTTAGAAAAGCCTTATTTTTAGATACTTCTACTACACTACTAACGAATTTTACAGGAGTCATACTTCTTAGTAATTTACTTCTTTTGATTTCTATATCCAAAGTCTTACCTTCTTTTATAGTTACTCTTTCTAGTGGTTTCTTTTCTTGCATAATTAATTTACTTTAAGGTTTATATTTTAGTGGGTATTGCTTTTAGTGGGTGTTGTTTTTAGTGGGTGTTGTTATTGATAGCTATATGATACAGGGTTTCCGTTGACTTTATCTAAAAAGCCGTTTTTATAGCCCATAATTAAATGAGCACAATGCAAACATACACAAAAGAAGCGTATATGCCAAATATAAAATGTTAAAATTATGTTAAAGTATATTAAAAGCTCTGTAAGTCTTTGAGCTCCTGTAATTTAGCCTTATATAAATCGAAGAGTTCTTGATATTCAAACTCCATTCTCTTCATAGGTTGCCTAGATAGTTGTAATAATTCGTCAGATAACTCAGGGCCTAAGAATAAACTGTATTCGTATTGTAAGCCATATAAAAAGCGGTTGTCTTTTCTACACTGTATGTGTACATTCCTTTCGTCCCATCTAGTAGATAGATGTTGTCTACCCATAAAGTGGCCTGAATCTAGCTCTGAAAAATGAAATGTTTTATTACAGGTAACACACTTACCTAAGCCTGTGTGATTGTCTACCTCTTTACGGCGTACGTACTCGTGAAAGACAGGGTCTATTTTCGTCTTCCATTGCTTTATAGTACGTTTCTTTTTCTTTGCCATAGTGAAGAGAAGGACGCAGGAAAAACCCTACATAAAACCTGCGTTATATCCTTCTAATTTTTTAAGTATATAGGTCTTTATTTAAAAACACTTTAATCACGTTTCATAGTTTTCATAACCTTCTCAATACCTCTAGAGCCAAAGTAAAATATAGTCATAGTACCGAATAAAGACTGAATCACAGGAACGTAAGCTTTATCTATTGTAAACTCCCCTAGGTTACCATCAAAGAATACACAGGCTAAGAACATTAAAAACATAGCTCCGTAAGTCACAGGCCTAACTAGACGTGTAACGGTGTGCTCGTTATCCATACCTAGACGCTTAGTAACCTCTACCATTTCAATCATATCATTCTCCATTTCTTGGAGTAGTAAAGTCTTGTCCGCTTCAGGTAAATTCTTATCGCCTCTTATAGCGTCTCCTAAGGTACTCAATTGTTTTATACCCGTGATATTACCTGCTAGAGTTAAAAGTTCAGGAGAAACGCTCTTACCTTGCTTCACAAGCCATCTAAGTGCATTACCTACGTTAGTTCCTTCTCCTCCGTTTTTTCTTAATTTCGGTTTGCTATTATCCATAGTGTTAGTGTTATAGTTAAAAGTCTGTTTATAAGCATAAGAGTTTTAGGATACTTAGTAGAGTCCTCTCTAATTGTAGCACCTCCAATAAATGAAAGTATTATAAAAATCTCTCTTAGCTTACTCACAATCTTTAAAGTAGTTTATTATATCTATATATTCTTTTTGTACGTCAAAACTAGGGCAAGCCTTAGAGCTAAATTCGTTGTGTCCGTGTAGTGTACTATTTGGGTACATATCCATTAAATCCATTATAAGAGCTTCTAGGCGTCCCTTTTGATTTTCTGTCCTTGTGTCCTTAGGTTTCATATTAGAGTCAACACCGCCGACGTATGTGATTCCTATAGAGCCTTTGTTATATCCTCTTACGTGTGCACCTTGTCTTTCAACGGGCCTGCCTTCGTGTAGGTTTCCTTTAAGGTCTATTATATAGTGATATCCTATATCGCTCCAACCCCTATCTAAGTGCCATTGTCTTATAGTGTCCACAGATACATCTCTACCCTCGGGAGTAGCTGTGCAATGTATTATTAGTTTACTTATAGCCCTCATATTTACCTGTAATCTATATCTTTGAATTTACCGTTAAGCGTTTCAAAGGTTATCTTCATATCATTAGGTAGTAAGTCAATACCCATAGCCCACATATCAAATACAGCTAAAATTCTTTCAACGTTATTCGGGTGAAAGCTACTGCCAAATATAGCAGAGATTCTATGTTCAAAGGAGCGTATCACAGGAAACCTAAAGCCTTCAAATAATGAAACAACGTGGTCTACACTGCTAGGAGCTATTCCTTTACTAAGCCACAAACTGCGTATCTCTTTTACGTAATCAACGTGCATCTCTGTCTGCTTTTCAAGTATTAACTTCTTTAGCTTGTCTGTATTCATTTCACATATACCGTCAGTAAAGATTATTTCTTTCATCAATATCTGACAGCTTATAGCTTTTTGAACAGTAAACTCGTAGCACATTATAGACTTAGTCTTGTCGTATTCATTGCTAGTATAAAACCTCATATTATGCACCTCATTAACTACTCTCGAAAACGTGCTAAAAATATCGTGGTCTATAAGAGCCGACACCTTTATACCTTTTTTTACTCCTATATAATAGGTAATTTTCTTAATTGCTTTTTGTATATCCTTTTTAAATATAACAGATATTAGTGTTATTATTATAGTGATAAAAATCAAATATTGGTTATCCACTTTACGGACTAGGGTGTTCAATAAATCAAGCATTGCTGTTGTTTTGCGGGGGTAGTTAATAAATAGTTAGTGTGTCTTAAATTTCCCAACCTCCAAAGTTGGTGTCTCTACTAGGGCTCAGTTCGTCATTAGAGTTAGTTAAGTACTCAGGGTATAAAGAAGGATAGCTACATAAGTGGTCTACCATTCTATTTGCGTAATGCTGTGCCGTATCTCTCGTAGCCTCTACCATCATATTAAGGTCAGATTTAGTTAACGTCTCAGCGGCTTCACTAGTGTGTTTAAATACACCTTTGTTGTTGATACTGAATTGACTAAATGGTAAGAACTCTAGTAGTGCATACTGAGCCAATATAGGCTTAATGTGTGTAGTCATTAAAGTCTCATAGTTTCCTGTAAGTGTGTTAGCTAAGATATCTGCCTGTAGTTTCTTATACAAGTTACTTCCTAGTAATTCGTGTACGTGAATGTCTTGAGCTATCTCAATATATTGTACTACTCTGTCAAAATCTAGGTTTCCCGATATTGGTGTATATCTTACTAGGTCATCTCTACTAATAAATAAAGCTTTCATATTATTTCTTTTTTCCTTTTGGTTTATAACTTGGATGGTGGCCTTTGTCTGCTCTGTCTATTTGAGCCTCAGCTACCCTCCTATCATTTCTATAGCGTCCACTTTTAGGGTTAAAATGTTTTTTCTTAGCTTGTGCTATTGTACTCTTTTTTACTCCGTTCATTGCACCACCTCCCCAAGGTGTACCATCATTTTTAGTCTTCTTTATATATATGCGTCTTTCAAATTTATGGTGGCAGTTAACCCCTCCTTTGTGTTTCCAAATGCTATAAGCGTTTTTGTTGTGGCCTAGCACCGAATTAACACCGTCTGCTTGCATTTTAATAATATCTTCTTTTCTATATAACCTAGAGGCCGACTCCATAGCTCTACAGAAGGGACGCATCTTTTTACCGTTGTTACTTTTGCCGTGCTTCTTTGCACCTTGTACGTAAGCGTAACGAACTTTCACAAACTTGTTATCTTGTTTGCTATCCTTTGCTCTATTATCTGCAGGTGCGAAACTAAGGGCCACGTTTAAGGTAGCGTTTAACATAGTTTCAAAGTCTTCGTCTTCTGTCTCCCCTTCGTCTATACGTGCATCAATACATACCCAATCTTCAGGCATAACTTCGCCTACCTTATTTAGGTATAGCAAAGTCTCGGCTTGTTGCTCTTCAAACGTACACATTAATCTCTAGTCTTTAGGTAAGCACTCATAGCTACTTCAATAGCTGAGCTTAAGTTTTGGTCTACTTTATTCTCCTTCTTATCCTTATCCTCTACCTTAGCTACTTTTTTGTCTTCTACTTCTTCTGTCTCTTCCTCTTGGTTTTCATTAGTAAACTCAATAGGTTGCGATGTAATAAAGTATAATTCAGGCACTTCTCCGTTAAGCTCTAAGACCTCTTCTAAGGCATCTAAAATCTCATCCTGAAAGTTACGTATAACCGTAGAGTTAAATAGCTGAGAAGCTACCATAATCTCATCTGAGTTGCTTGCAAGGCCATTACCTCCGTCTTTAATTCCTAGTAGCATAGGGCTAGTAACCCTGTGCCCTACTAAAATTTTGTGCATAGCTTCATTCGCTAGATACTCATAATGAGCAGGTGCATCATTTAAAGAGATATCTTCTACTGTTGCCTTGCTGTCTGCGTTCTCATTAAAGGCTACAATTACTTTTTGACCTTTAGAGCCTGTAAGCTTCTGCTTAACGTCGTTAGAGATAGCTGAACGCTCTGTAGCTGAAGGCACTCCGTTGTTGAAGTTAATAACCTTTGTACCGCTAAAAGAGTTCTTAGCCTCATTAAGTAAGTAGTCTGAGATTTCATTCTCTAGCTCACAATAAGGTAAAGCACCGCTATATCCTACAGGGCTGAAATATGAGTAACCTGAAATGTATGGTTTTAATATAAACAATTCAATAGCCTCTTTTGAGTTACCAAATGTAGGTATCTTTTTAAGTGTATCCGTAGGTCTTTTGTCTACCCAATTAGGATGGTAGTAATAATTCTCTATAACACCTTCAGCGTTCATTTTTTCAGGTCTTAAAGTATGTATAGGAAAATGCTTTATACCTACTACTTTTCTATTGTTTCCTGTTTTACTATATATAACCTGCATAGCTGCCATTCCTAACATCTTACGCTCTAGTATAACCTTCTTTAAGTCTCTGTGATTGATTAGTTTTCTTAGCTCCTTAACTTGTGCGCTATCCTTCTCTAGACCATCGATACAAAGGCCCTGTCCGTAGATTAAATCTGAAATAGACTTTATAGCTGCGTTGTTAGTTGCACTCTGTAGGTATTGCTGTATTAAAAAACTGAAGTAGTCGTTATCTTCTCCGTAAGCCACGTAGTCCTTTAGCTTGTCCTCGATAGCCTTAGGCATTTCGTAAGCACTTAAATTGGTTATAGTATAGTTCATTAGTCTAGTATTGTGTAGTTAGTTGCTGTGGTTTTTTTAATATATTGTCCTTCGTTAATAGATAGGTTATTTATGTCTTTACTTGTTGTTTGAAATTTACCTCTGTATATTACCTTATTATTTACTGTGTCTACTAGTTCTATACTATATTGAGTCTCATCTTTTAAAACAACTAAAACCTCTTCGTCAAAATCTATAGAGCTATAGTAGTTGTGATACGTTATGTCTGAACTATGTTGAATGATTAAAGTATCCGAGCCGTCCTTGTAAATGCTAAAGTCAGCGTCCCCTACATTACTATCTGAGTTTGTGTTTATGTCTAGAGTTTGACTGCTCTGTGTTATATCAATGTAATTCATTTGTAAAGCCTTTATTTAAAAACACTTTAATCTAGATAATGACACAAAAAAAGAGCCACCGATTAAGGTAGCTCTCTTATAGTATTCAAATGTAGTTATTAGATACCTACAGTTACTGCGAAATCTGTTGCGATTACACCTGTGTACTGCTTAGCGAAACCCTTCTCCATTGCTGCGAAAGTAAGCTCATATCCTGATTTGTCCCCTAAACTAGCTCCCGTAGAAACTGTAGCGTTCATTTCAGAACCAAACTCTTCACCCATTAGCCATACAGTACCGTTGTTGTCCTCAATAAGGATTTGTGGTCTTCCGTAAGCTAATAGCTTTACTTCTTTGTGAGTAGTTGCGTCTTGCTTCTTTAAAGAAACTGTAAGCGTCTGCTCAGCGAAAGTAGTTCCGTTGTCTCTACTAGATGTTAGTGATTGGTCAAAGGTAGATGTACCTCTTAGGTCGTATTTGAAAGCGTCAGGTGTAGTTGCTGCGATTCCTGTAACCGTTTCGTCAGAAATAGTTAAGTCTCCCATAGCACCGAAGTTTACGAAATAGATAGCGTTCAAGCCACCTACTGCGTCCTTACATCCTTCTAAACGTCCTGCTGTTATATTGCAAGCCATAATTTTTGTGTATTTAAGTTATTGATATTGAGTTAATTAAGAGCCCCTAATTAAAGAGGCCCTTTAGATAATTAGTCTGTTATTAAGACTGAGTTGTAAGAACAAGCTCTGCTCCGATAGCGTATTGTACCGCCGCAGAATAACGCATTACGATTCTCACATTTTGAGACCCGTCGATATCTGCTAAGTCAATAAGCTTAACTAAGTTTTGGTCATTTTGCAAACCGCAACCGAACATTAAGTTATCCTTTTCTCCTGCTACCATTTGTCCACTTGAAAGTCCGTTAGCTACGAATAATTTAACTCCTTCAAAGTCCATTGCAGTCTGTCCTACGTGGTAAAGGTCTTTGTAACCTAAAGCTGCTTGAGCTCTTACGTAAGAACGTGCATCTGCTTGAGAGATATAAATTGCTAGTCCTTCGTTACCGTATACAGTCTCAGGAATTGCGTCTACTACTTCTCCTAAACGAGAGATAATGTTTCCTGCGTTTGTTACTCCTGTGAAAGCTACATCGTTAACGTCAGCGTCAGCCGTCATTAAGTTTACTAAGCCGTCAAATTTACCTGCTCCTGTTCCGTTCCAAATGTTGTTCTCTACGTTAGCTGCTACTTTACCTGCTACGTGTCCGATTAGGTAGTTAGCGAAAGACTTAGGTAGTTCGTCAAAAGAAGAAAAACCTTGCTCAATTGAAAGCCAATCCGATTCAAAATCTTTTTTACAAAGTTCCAAATTTACTTGGAAATCTTTTACTTCTAAATAACGCTCAGTAAGTGTTACACTTGAAGTTGCTGTGAAGTCACAAGAAGCGTCTGCTACTATGTCTCCTACTGCAAGCTTTTGCATTACTTGTTTGAATTTGATGTTCGGCTTTACTGTAATTCCGCCTTTGTCGATAGTTGGCGCTGATAATAAAGCTGCTGCGATAAATCCTGAAGCTTTTTCTCCTGCGTAACTTGTTGTGATACTAGTTGTTGTTGCCATTGTTTAAATGAATTTTAATTGTTAATTTTAGTTATTATTAATGTACTTGAATACTCGTTCTTGAATTGTAGTTCCTTTTCTACCTACTCCTTTAGCGGTTGTTTTAACCTCAGCTTCAGGGCTGTGAGTTAGGGCCTTAGTCTCAGGCTCAGGTACTACAGGTGTCTCTACCTCTTCTACTTTCATAGCGTCTGCTAGAATCTTTTTAAGGTCGGCTAATTGACTCTCTAGAGCTTCCACTCTGTCGTCTTTTACCTCTTCTTTTGGCTCTGCCTCGGTCTCAATCTGTGGCTCTGCCTTTGGCTCTTCTACTTCTGTTTTAACCTCTTCTACTACCTCAGCAATTGGCTCTTCTATTAGTTCTTTTGTTGGCTCTACTGCTTCAGGTTGTGGAGTTGGTTGTACTTCAGTTGTTTCTTGTGGCTGTGCTGCTATGTTTAGAGCTTCAGCGATTTTCTGTAACGTGTCTTTTGCGTTTAACATAATGTGATTTAAGGGTTTATACTTTATTTAAAAACACTTTTTATGCTAATTTGATTTTTAGGACTACAAAAGCTTATGTTTTGGGTTACTAGGCTCTACTTCGTAGCTTTTCCAACCATAAGGCGAAGCATCTAAGTCTCTCCAAAGCACGTCTAAAGCATACCCTTCAGATAAAATAGGAGCTGTTAATTCAACTCCTTCGTTATCGTATACACCTTCAGTTAGAATAAACTTATTAAGCTTTATAAATGTTGCGTTAACACCTTCTTGAGATAGTATCTTACTTTCAGCTTGTTCCTTATCGTTAAATTCGTATCTAATATATATCATTATATTGTAGTTAAGGTTAATAATTCTGCATCCGTAAGAGCTGTATTGTATGTTCTCAAGTCTTTTACTTTTCCTTCAAAGGTGTCACCTCCTGTAGGGCTAGTAAAACTTACTCTATCTAAACCAACAGGTAAATTATTTATTGACGAAGACGCAGCAAGTGAGCCATTTATATACATTTTTAAATTTGTATTATCCCAAGACACAGCTATCTTATTGTTATCTGTTTGGATAATACCACTCTTTAATGCTGAAGTATATGAGCCTGCACCACCTCTAGCAAAACATCTAAATCTGCTTGCTGTGCTATCAATTCTAATATACACTAGATTGTCGTTAGTTCCATCTGAAAGTGAGATAATTCTATTAGAACCACCATTGCTTAAAGCAGTTCCTTCAAAGTATAATACTCCTTCAGTCGAATTGAATGTACTTGCATCTCCTGCTCCTGTTACTGAATCTGCTAACCTTGTGGCAATAACTCCTGTAGTTGGAATATAGCTAGTAGCGTATGATAGTTCTTCAATTTGAATCCCCCAATAAGCAGCGGTAACGTTAGCACCTCTATTTACCTGTAGTTGTTGGTTAGTAATAGTTGCTCCCGTAGTAAAAGTGAATCCTACTCTATACCAACCATTGCCATAATTTTCAACAAACAAATCTGTAGAATTACCTGATACATTTGTTAACACCTCTGTGTCAAAGGCAAAGGTTGCTATGTTGTTTGATAGCTCAGAATGACCCCACCTTAAGTATGCAGTATTGAAGCCACCTACTTGCTTTACGAATGCACTCATTGTATGCTGTGTATTTACCGCAGTAAGTGTTGTTATAAAAGATAGTCTGTCTGACGCTCCTGCACCACTTAATACACTATAAGCTGAATTATCCCCACTTGGAGATGTTAACCCATTTGTCAATGTACTTGCGCTATTTGCCCAATTTGTTAAATCCTCTGAATAAGGTAATGAATTAGTACTCTGTGGTTCTACCAATAAAACAGGGCTACCACTTGTGTAGTCTATTCTAGGCTCATTACTAGAAACCTCTTCAATTAGTCCTAAAGAGTTTACTCTAGTAGCACTACTGCCTCTAACTACGTCAAAGTCTCCTGTACCATCTTCAGGCAATACACTATATAATGTACCATCCTTATAGGCATTAGGGAGCATTGTAAGAGATGATGTATCGTCAAAGTTATCGGTATCTAGGCCTACTTCGTTATCTAAAGTACCGCCGTCTGTCGATACTCTTGTTTTGAAGGCTTCGAATAAAGCTATCAGTAAGTTACCCGCTAAGTTAATTATGTTGGAAATTGTGTTATTAGGAAACATAGGGTCGGATTCGTTAACTCCTGAGATAGGCCTTTCAACTATACCCGTATTGTTAACTACTGAATCAGATTCTGTAGGTCTCCAAAATGGAGTTTCTGAGGTGTTTACACCCACTACAGAACGCTCTACTATACCCGTGTTATTTACTACACTAGTTGCTTCACTGTCTAAGAATAAGTCAGATTCGTTAACTCCTGTTATTACTCTCTCTACTATTCCTGTATTTGTTATTGCCATTGTTTAATCTTCTTTTAGCCAATCTGACTCGTTAATAAATTCTAAAGCCCTCTCAGCGTTAATTTCTGTTATGTTTAAAGTAGAATTGTTGATTAAAAAAACAGATTCATTTGTAAATACAAGCTCGTTTCCGTTGTTAGTATTGGTGTATATAGATACGATGTTACCTTCAAACATCTGACTAGTTGATAATCTGCTAGTTAGGTTACTAGACGCATTGTTAGTTACGTCACTCATTTGATTGCCTCCGTACAAGCTACCAAAACCTTGGACACCCTGCCTATACCATTCTCTACCTACTTTTGGATATTTTGCTTTTATGTACATACTCTTTATTTAAAAACATTATTTTGCTCTACTAAAACCCCCCTAGTTAAAGAGGGGCTGTAAGTAATTAAGGTGTGTCAGTTACTAAGTCAACATTATTGAAATTAAACCCTGTTAAATCTGCTGAACCAATTAAATCAGGTATAGTAGTTACGCTAGTTTCAATCTCATAGTAATGAACAGGAGCCGAACTTAATAAGCTCAAATCTTGTGTTGCACCGCTATTGTAGATAGTTGCTATATTAGCTGACTCGTCAGTGTTAAATATTGCTATTTGATTAACGACACCGTCACTTAAGTATTGACTAGTTGTAGCTCCTAGAAGTCTACCTATTCTATACTTGTCTGCGGGAATGTTAGCACTGAATCCACCACCTGTCTGCTGTAGCTGACTAGTTCCGTTTACTCCATTAATAAACATTGAAAACGCAGTTGCACCACCATTAGCAATAAGAGTATCTGCACCACTATAAGTAACTAGTACGTGATTCCATTGCCCTGTTGTGAAGTTACCTACACCTATATAGTTTAGATTATTGGCATTGTTACCGTATCTAAATAATAAGTTACTCCCACTAAATTGAGTTATATCGATTCTACCTTCATTTGTCAAATCATCTCCACCGAAGTAGAATAGTGTTTGACTATTTGTAATAGTAGATGGTTTTACCCACATTGAAATACTCCAAGCATCACTTGCTCCACTTCCGTTACCTGTTCTCTGTAAGGAAGTTACTAGTGCGTGATTACCGTTTAAGTATGCGTTAGAAGAGCTAGGAAACTTTAAAGACTTATTGTTAGTGTAAGCTACCTGTGTAACCGTTACCGTAATAGTGAACTCAATAGCACCTCCAATAGCATTACCTGCCTTACAATTAACTACAATAGTATCTGCAGCCGTTCCTAAGTGTGCAGGGGCCGTACCGCTAAGTACACCACTATTTTGATTTAAAGTCATCCAACTAGGAGCATCTGACTCTACAAATTGATTAACGATATTGTCAGAGCTTATAATCTGAAAGTTTAATACATCCCCTTCTGTAACTGAAGCTGTTTGATTAGCTACTGTAGGTACAAAATCAATATTGGGTTGTGAGCCTCCGTTTATAGATTGCTTAGATATTACAGGAATAGAGTAATAAGCTCTGTTACCTCTTACGCCATAGTGCAAATGTACTGAGCTACCTATTGTCGGGTCTGCTTTAGCTGTTGCTACCTTCTCTCCGTTATCCTCAGAGTATATGGTAAGCTTTCCGTCATCATTAAATCTCATTGAAAACATTCCCTGAATCGTGCTAGCTCCTCCTTTTCTATATCCTACTATACCTGCTCCGTTATCAAAGTAATATGTAGCGTTGGTGTTTACATTCCAATCTGAAGTACCACCAAATTCAAAGCTTAAAGCTTCGTTAGTTGCATAAGAAAACTCATTATCTAATTGGTCTTCTGCTGTAGATACTCCACTTGCAGCTCCTGTATAGTTAGTACCGAAGTAATCGCCTTGTCCAACTTCGTCAAACATAAACATTAGTTTTTCTCCCTTCTCAATAGAAATAGCACTCTTTAGAACTGTGTGGTCTAAAATACCATTAATGATACCCGCTTCAGTGTTTGCGAAATCGTGTACAATGTCCCAAATGTAATCAACATTGTTGATAATACCATTAGGTAAAACTCCACCCGTCCAAGTATGCATCTGCATATTGAAAGATGTAACCGCTAAAGGTATTGTAGTTTTAGCTACAGCTACTTCATTAGCACCGCTTAAGTCAACTAGTGTTAAGTGTCCGTCATTACCAAATCTTATGCCCATAGCGTCTCCGTTAGAAACAACGTATTTAGAGCCTGAGTTGGTAGTTAGTAAAGCACTATTTGACCCTGCTGTGAAGCCACCTGCGTATATAAACATTGTACCCCAATTAGAAGGTGTTATACTACCGCCATTATAAGCTGTAGCTACTTCTGCTCCGTCCCAAATACCCATTATTAGGTTAGCTCCTCCATTTGATTGAAAGTTCCATTTAAACTCAGCTCCTTGCTCTAAAGCTTGGCCAAAGTAAAAAGGTAATTGTTGATTAATTGTAGAGTCATTAGTTCCCGTTCCTACAGCATCATTTGCATTAGCTCCATAAGAGATATACCATCCGTTATTACTAGCTAGTCCACTAGAGCCATTAATCATATTAGTAGCGTCTATAGTTATCTGTGTAGCGTCATCTAAAACAAGCACTAAATTAGTACCTACAACTGAGCCACTTACTACAGGATTACCTGAGCCACTTGAGCCACCTAAAGTGGAAGCGTCAACAGTAACTGTAGAGCCGTCACTCATTGTTAAGATTATATCTGTGCCACTTACAGCTCCACTTGAAACAGTGGTATTTTCGTCAAGTCCTAAAGAAGTAACGTCTATAGTAACTGTACTTGCATCTGCCATTGTAAGCGTCAAATCTGAGCCACTTAATGAGCCACTAGATATGAAGTTATTTTCGTCTACTCCTAAAGTAGTTACATCAACTGTATAGGATACTCCGTCATTTAACCCCAATGTTAAATCATTACCGCTTAATGTAAAGGAATTTACAAAAGTATCTGTATCTACAAACGAAGCCGTATTTGTAAAGATAGCGTTTAATTGTACTACAGCCTGATTAAGTACTGAGTTTACAAAAGTTCCGTTAATACTCACAGCGTTAACAGGTAGACTTTCAGAAATTACCTTAGCACCGCCTTTAGCTTTAATTTTAATAGTAGTACCGTTAGCAATCGCTTCTAAGGTGTTTACTGCGTGTGGTTGTAACAAACTGTCAGCTCCTAAGCTTAAGTCTCTTAAAAGGATTGTGGAGCCTGTTGAGTCAAGTCCAAAGTCCATAGCCTGATAATGTACATAAGGACTAATGAGTTCTAAGTCTCTGTCTTCAAAGAATCTGTTTAAAACCGTTGTAGCGTATCTAGTTGGGGACGAACTACCTTCACATACTTGAAGCACACCATCGTTAACCTCTTGATTATCTACTGTAGATACCTTGTAAATTGTAGCTTTTAATGTAGTACCCGCCTCAATATCTAGAGGGTGGTCAAAGTACCACGTAATGTCATCATTTACAGCGTATGCGCCGTTATTTAAGTACTGAATATAAACAGATATGCCGTTTATAATAATTTCATACTTAAGCTGTTGGTCTGCCGTTACTACTTCAGCCGTTCTAGTTGTGATACCCACACCTGAGATATTGAATGGAAAAAAGTTGTCTCCGTCATAAGATATAGATGTGTCATTTACAGGGCTACCACCTAAAGGGATTTCTTGATAGTCTCCGAACACTCTCATTTTTGGTGTAGACGTTCCTGCTCCTGCAACTTGATTCTCAGGTAATGATTGGTCAAATACTTCTCCCATTACAGGATATTGATTACCTTTAGTGGCTAAATCTTCATAGTAAAGGTTACTATTACCTGAGGCCATTTTGTACTTACCACCGATATAGAAACCGTGTTTCTTTACTTCAATATTTTTATTAGCTTCTAGCCTGTCTGTGATAGGATTGTACTCAAAGTACTCTGTAACTATAGGCTTTTTAATTTGTGCCTCTACGTAAGCTATAACAGCGTCTCTGTCCATTCCTAAGTCAGCCACTAAGTCTTGGCCCGCTTTGTTCTGAATACGACTGATATTTAACTTACCAAAGAATACTCTGTAATTAGTATCACTACCTCTCTTGAATACCGTATTTGATTTAATGCGTATTCTATTAGATATACTAGGGTGTGCTTCTACCTCTAGAGAGCCTATCTCTTTATTACGAACTCTTGAGCCATCAAATTGAACTTTACCACTCTTAAGGTCAGAATATATTTTTACTTTATTTGCCATTTTTTTTTGTTTTTAGTATTGAATAAATAATGCCATCTCATTCATTAAGATAGTTCCCGTTACATCTGACTTTACTTGAAATCTAATTTTCCCCGCGTCTCCTACTCCGTTAGTATTAATAGTGTCTCCTATAAAAAATTGAACACTCACAAGGTGCGGGTACTCTTCGTCTGCTCCTGACTCCATTGCTAGTCCTGCCGCGTTAATTGGAAAATCTTCTGAAGGTGTAGCCCCTGAGTGTCTTTCTAAAAAGATTCTAGAGTCTAAACGTCCACCATCTTCGTCAGGTATGAATGTCAAAGAAGTTCTAAGCGTTGCTGCTGACTCCTCAACTAAACCTTCTAATAAGAAAACTATAGGGTCTCCTACAGCTCCTGTTCCTGAAAAGCCGTTAGGTGTTGCTTCTTTCTGCGCATCTACTCTCTTGTCAGATACTCCGTTAGGGTGTATAGTCATTACAACCTCTTGCCAAACATCTACGTCTTCTATTAGTACCTCGTTAGACGTTGCTGCTCCGTCAAAATAAACAGCCGATAAAAGGCCTATATATCCTTGTATCCTATCCGTTATAACCTCACTTGAAGTAAAGTTAGTTGTTGCTGAGTTATTGTTATTTGATGTTGACTCCGTGTTATCGGGAAACAAATGTGACCCGTCATTTACTCCTGTAATCTCTCTAATTGGCATATTGTTGTTTTATATATTAATAATTTTCTTTTACAAATTCACGTATCATATCCAAAGTCTTGTCTAAAACTTGGTCGCTGAAGTCCATATCTGAGCTTTCTTTTCTTAGTACATTTGCGAATTTACCCTCAATACTAAAGCCAAAAACTTTGTTATCTTTTACGTAGTTATCCCATACGTCTTTGTCATCAACTTTCATCGACACCATCCACGTACCTGCGGGTACTTCAAGGCCGTACTTTTTAGACTTGTCAAACTCAGGGTCTTCTACTATCCACGATTCAAATACAGTCATATTATCTAAGACCTCAGCGTGCTCTAGAGTAGCGTTGTTTTGATTGTTATTTCTGAAAAAAGCCTCAGCCGTTTTAGCTATAGTCTCCTTTGAAAAATACACATAGTACTCTTCGTCTCCGTCTTTTCTGTAGATAGGCTTGTCAGGAATTAAAGCAGCACCCATAAGTATCTGCTTATCCTTGCTAACTTCTGCCAATAAGACAGGTTTTTGGTCTCCCAAAGCAATGAAATCTGACTGTATGGCAGGATTCTCCACTATTGAAAGAGCGTGTACCCCTGAAAGTAACAGGTCATTTTCGTCTATTAGTAATTCGTATAATTTCATAATTTACCTTTATTTAAAAACAATATTTTATCCAATACTTGCAATAGTTTCTGTGTTGCGTGATAACTCCTGTGAGCTAGTTACGTCTTTATCTACTACAAAGGCTCTAATTGGTCTGCTGTTAGCTCCCTGAATAGTATCCGCTATCATATTGTCTCCTGCGCTAGTCTGTCCTATAACATTAAAGTTAGGGGCTTGTGGAGCTGTTCCACCGCCTATACTACCACCGCTAAAACGACCCGTTATCTTCTTCATCTCCTTCTTGCTCTTCATCATATTCTTAATCATAAGAGCTGATTGAATAGCCATGATAGCCATTGGTATAGCGTTAAAAGGAGGCCCTAGTTTTGCTGAGTTAGCCATACCCTCAGACAATGCACCTGTTTGGTTTACAGCGTCCATAGATAGCTTACCTTCAGCCTTTTGAGCATTCATTTTCATCTCTACCATATAAGTACGCATCTGCATAGCCATCTCTGCCAAAGCCATCATTTGCTTAATTTTAAATAATGCTTGTCCTATCTTAGACTCTTGGCCACTAGCTTCAATAGCTAAGTCTAAACCTTGTGATATAAGCATCCTTTTAGTCTCTAAGTCTGCTAAGTCTTGCTCTTGCTTTAAAACCCTGTCATCAGCCTTTAAAACAGCCTCTTCGTTGTCATAAAAAGCATTTATAGCCTTAACCGCTTCTTTCTTTTCCGTCTCATCTAATTTAAGCTGTTCTAACTCCAATAAATGGGCCTCTCTTTGCTGTGCTAACTTATCTGAAGGGTCTTCAGCTTCAATGTTAAATTGCTTAGTAAAGTCATCAAATGCCTTCTTTCTTTTCTCGTTATTTAGGTCAATCTGTGCGTCTCTTTGTTGGTCGTACATCGCATCAATAGTCTTAACCGCTTCAGCTCTATCCACTGCGTTCATCTTAATAGTCTTAAGCTCATCTAAGTGACGCTCTCTTTTACGTTGTATTTTCTCTAGAGCTGTTTTATCGTCTGTGTCTTGGTCTAGTTTTTTAAGTTTAGCTAAGAACTCTTTTTTTGCATCTAAAGCCTCTTGCTCTTCTTTAGTTAGCTTTTTCTTTTTCTTGTCTAATATTATCTCGTCTTCTGCTTCAATAGCCTCCTCTTCTTTTCTGTAGTCCTTTAGTCTTCTGCCTAATCTATACTCTACGTTCTTTTGATTCCTTAGCTTTTCGTTTTCAAATTGTTGTATAGAAAAATCATTTATAGCCTTGTTAGCAACCTCTAGCTCCCCTGTAAGTTCTTTTCTTTTAGCTATTAACGCATCTTCATCTGCTAGGCCTCCTATAATCGGAACGTCACTCATTGCCATCATAGCATCTACGGCAAATATAGCCATCTCCTTACCTAGCACAGTAAACTCCGCTCCCATCTTACGCATAGTGATTTCTCCATACTCAAATCCTAACATTAAAGAATCCCAAGACGTTCCTAGTTTAAAAGATTGTGTTTGAAGGAATCCAATAGCTTCAGTAAGTAGCTTAACTGAGCCCCTAGCCATCTTATTTAAAAGACCCTGACCATCTTCTAAACCTAATACAAGACCCTCCCACGCACTAGCTAGCTTTGTAGTGTCTCCTGCTAGGTTATCTAGCTTAATATCTGCCATCTTCTTAGCAGCTCCTTCAGCGTCCTTAAAAGATTGCTCTAGTCCTGCTATATCTTCTTGACCACCTGCCAAGGTTAAAAATGACTTAGCAGCTACAACACCTACCATTTCAATGGCCGTGTTAAGGTCTCCCCCTGAAGCGTTTAACTTGTCTAGCCCTTGCTCTAAGGTCATACCTTGCTTACTAAGCATAATAAAGGTCTTAGCTAGTCCCGTTCCTGCTATAGACCCCTTTAGTCCCCTATCTGCTAAAACAGCTAGTAAAGCCGTGGTCTTCTCTACAGATACACCTACAGCCTTTGATACAGGAGCTACCAACTTCATTGACTCCCTTAAAGACTCAAAGTTTAACGCTGAGCTACTAGTAGATAGTGCCATTACGTCTACAATTTGCTGAGTATCCTTAGTAGTTAGTCCAAAAGAACGCACTACACTACCTGAGAACTCGGCTGCTTCTGCCAAGTCAACATCTAAGGAGGCTGCTAGGTCTAATATAGAGCCTGTAGCGTTGCTAATATCATCAGTTTTAAAACCTAATTTAGCTAATTCAGTCTGTAACTCTAATACTTGTGAAGCTGTAAAAGCTGTAGTACTACCTAATTTTTTTGCTAGGTCTGAAAGTTGCTGTATCTCTTCTTTACTAGAGCCTGTTACCGCCTCTAAAGTAGATAGTGCCTTCTCGAATTCCTTACTCTTAGATATAACACCACCTATACCACCTGCTAGTGCGCCTAGAGCTACTACAAAGACACCTACACCACTAGATATAAGCGCCATAGTCATAGCACGTATACCTCCTGTAGCTAAGTTAGCTGAAGCACCCACCCCTTTAAGTGAGCCTGATAGTCCTTTAGCGGCTACAGTACCCTTGTTTAAATCCTTTGAAGCATTACTAGTTACACTAATATGAACTTTTCTAGT